GGAAGTGAAGGGGGAAGTTTTATTGCTGCATATTTTGCAGGTCAAGCAGTTAAGGCAAATATTATAGGAAGAACTACTGGTTCTGTTATCAATCCAAACCTTGAGTTACTTTTCAATGGACCTAAGTTAAGAACATTTAAGTTCAGTTTTAAACTAACACCAAGAAGTGCAAATGAAGCAAAAACTATTAGAAAGATTATTAAGTACTTTAAAGCAAATATGGCAGCACAAAGGTCAGCATCAAATCTATTCTTGTTAAGTCCAAACGTATTTAAACTTAAATATATTAGTGGGTTTAGTGACGAACAGAATCCATATATGAACAAGATTAAACCTTGTGCTTTATCATCCTTCAATGTGAACTATACACCTGATGGTTCATACATGACTTATAATGATAGAAACAATCCTTCAATGACTTCTTATGATATTGGTCTAATGTTCTCAGAGATTGAACCAATATATGCTGACGAAATCGACTACACCTCTAACGATATGAGTTACTAAAATGCCTAATCCTTACTTCAAGTATCTTCCAAACTTTGATTACGTCAGCAGGATTCCTGGTGCTAAAAATATTAATGACTATGTTCAAGTCAAAAATATTTTTAAAAGATTTAAAATAAACTCAGAAATACTTAATGATTTATCATACTTTACCAAGTATAAGATTATTGGTGACGAAAGACCAGATCAAATTGCTTATACTTATTATGACAATCCATATTATGATTGGATTGTTCTATTAGCAAACAATATTATTAATATAGAAACAGAATGGCCGTTGTCTCAAGAATCATACTACAACTATATGATAGACAAGTATGATACTGAATCAAATTTTGCCGAAGTACATCACTATGAAACGATAAAAGTATCAAACAATAGTGCTAGAGTTTTAATTCCTGCAGGTCTTGAAGTACCAGCAGACTATAGTATAACATATTATGATAGAAGTATTCCAGGTACAGTTACCAAAGGTAAAATCACTCAAGCGATTACTAATCAACAATATGAAGACAAGATTCAAGACAATAAAAGGAATATCTTTTTAATAAAACCCAAATATATTGAATCAATTATCGATGATATGGAAAATTATATGCAGTATAGTTCTGAGTCATCACAATACATTACTGATGAGTTAGTTAGAGGAGATAATATTAGAATTTACGAGTAAAAAAAAGTAATAGGGTCAAAAAATTGCTGGAGATTTTTTCCGACCTTTTTTGAAACTAAAAGTTGATTTTCGCACAAAAAAAGAGGGGTATTACCCCCTCAAAAGATTAATGTATGCTGCTATAACCAGTAAAGTCAAACAAATCTGGTTATACTTCATTAACTATCAGCAAGTTTTGCAAAATAGCTCATCGGGTCATCATCGTCATCAGAAGTGGTTGTTGTTTCAGTACCCTTTGATGCTTGGTAAGAATCTTCAAGCTTTCGCATGACATCTTCTTCACTGACTGCCTTTTGTTCTGCTGCTGCGTAGTTATCGTACTCCGTTTCTTCCTGCTCTGTTGACCTGCGGGTAGACTTGTTACCCAAAACATAATCAAGACGCTTCTTCAAGTCCTCATATGACTTGAACTGATCAGAAGCAACGAAAGCAGTCAATGAATGCTGCTTCTTCCAGATTGCTTCAAGTGCGTCATCATCATCAAGAAGAGGTGATTGACGGTCAAACTCTGACTTATCATAGTTCCAGTAACCATCCTTCTTCTGCAGTTTCAGTTTAAAGTTAGCACCACCCCAGAAATCAAATGGGTTGATAGGTGTTTCATCTTCAAACTCAGGTTGCATTACATCCATGATCTTGTCGAAGATCTTCTTACCGAACTTGTAGAGGAATACTCCACCCTCGTTTTGAGGGTTGGCAGGATCTTTGACAACATAGATGTTGGCATAGAAAGACAACTTACGCTTTTGCTTACGGACAGTTTCCTTATCCTTATCGCTTCCGCTGTTCCAAAGTTCCCTATTCAATTCTCCGATGGGATCCTTACCACCAATAGTGGTCAGCGAGTTTTCAATATACCATCCACCAGGTCCTTGAAAGGCATGAGAGAACAGTTTTACCCATGGGAGATCTTCTCCATCAGGGGCAGGGAGGAAACGAATAACAGCATATCCATTACCAGACTTATCCATTTCTGGTTTCCACAGACGGTCATCACTATTACCACCTGTATTATTCATCTTTTCTACTTCCTTTACCAGTTTATTAGTAAGAGAACCCAGAGAAGATTGCTTTTTGAGATCCGAAAAACCCATTTGATAGACTCCGTATTTGTTGTATTTGGTTTGTGTCCCGTAGCTTGGTTGAGGTTTGGGTAGCCTCTTGAACTATGAAGTATAAGATAGTTTCAGTGGTTTGTCAAGCAGACTCATTAATAGTTTTTTTCATCTTTGCAATAACGTTCGTCATATTAGAAAAGACATAATTAAGATCCACATCGCGAGGAAATCCTAGTTGTTCAGCAGAAGATAAGATATTATCCTTCATTGCTTTTGCTTCAGGGTCATCAGAAAGAGTCATCCTAGCATATAGAATTTTTTGTTTGTTTAATAATTCTTCAAGCAGTTCAACATGTTCTAGTTTGTCATCATTATTCATTGAAGAAAAAGAGAAAACTTTTTCATAGATCTTATCTTGAAGTTCTGCAATTGTTTTTATCTCTTCTTGAACAAAGTCTGAACTAAAGAAACTCATAACCCTCCGCAAATAATTTGTTTCAACATTTTCTTATACTTGAATACGTCTATATGTATAAAGGAATTATACTTGGATATTCTCATAGAAAGAAACTTCCATACTGGATCTTTTAACTTTCTATCATAGTCATCTTTAAATCCAATAATCTTATTCAAGATAACAATTGACTCCAGCGACAGGTGTCCAGCAAGGTGCTCTTTGATGATCGAGGAGTGCTTAGTTCCTTCAATCACCAGCATAGCATCAAAGTCCTGACCTGTAAACACGTTTTCGATTTCTGTTTTAAATGTATACGTTAGTGACTGTAGCCGCTTCTTCCAGTCAGTAAAGTTTTGTTCACCATTACGGACAATCTCTCCAATCCATAATGATTGAGGGTCATCACAAGATACAAAGTTAGATACAAAGAACTGAACTACTTCCTCATCGTTCTTCTGTCTGCTTAGTTTCTCAAAGAAAAACCTATCACGTCGTTTATAAAAACTATCTAGAGATGCACGGGACTTACCACCATATCTATGGTAATCATAACTCTCTTTAGTAAAATGGTTTTTCAATCCAAGGTAGGATTTATAGCAATCAAAGGGAGTCACTTTCGGGATCATCTACTTCTTCAAAGTCAATAATGTTTTCAAGTTTCACAATATGTTTCCCATCTATAAGATAGGTATGTGATTCATCAATCATTCCCAAGTATTTCAGTTCATCCTCAGGAATATTATTTTCCCGTATTGCTGCTAGCATTCGATGATGTCTGAGATCTTGGGAAGATATCATAGTGGTAGTTTAGCGTGAGAGGTCTTCTTAAGCAAGTTAAGTTCAATTGCTTCACACTTCAGTTTTTCCTTCAGTGGTTTAGATATAAGTTTTGGAATGGATTCTACATCAAGATTGTTTTTTTCGCAAAAAAATACAATCGCATCAATATACTTCATACCTTTATTATCATGAGCAATAGACTCAATCTCTTCTGCAAACCTCCTAGAGCAATAGAACTTTGTCTCTATTAGATTTTCGATTTCTTTGTTATCAGGACTTACCATATTCCTGGAGTTTAAATTCAACAAACTCTCTAATATATTTTGAGAGAAGTTGGATGTACTTTTTCTTGTCATACTCTTCATAAATTGTGGTCTCACCATTTTCACACGACATAATAATGACAAACTTCTTTACCATTATACCAGTCATCTCGTATAACATGCAAGCATATGCTGCACATTGTACAAAATGATGGTCAACCCAGTCTCTAGGTTTGGGTTTCTTTGCTGTTTTAAAATCAATGACCGCAAGTTCACCGTCATACTCAGCAATACAATCTACACTACCAGCAACACCCAGTTCATAACTAAACAAAGACTGTTCGATAGCATGAATGTTATCGATTTTATCAATCTCTCCTTTTGCTTGCTTAAAAAGAAACTCAGACAGTGGTTGTACTGTCGGAAGATCCTTGTTGCGAAGATAGTATTCAGCAAGGGTATGCATATCAGTGCCCCTGCTAGTTGCTTGCTTTGTTACCCTGTTTGCTTCATCATTACCAACTTTCTTTCTCCACTTAATGAAGATTTCTCGATTGTAATGACTAATAATGGACGTGATTGATACTAACTTTTGTCCATCGGGTGTATCATAATACCTAACTCCATCAACCATCTGTCTACTGAGAGATGGATATTCAATTTCGACATGATTAAACATTACATACCTAGTTCAAGTTTAGCAATAATATACTCTTTAACGAGTCCACTCCTACAGATGTCTTCTGCTTCAAACTCTACCATACTAAATGAAGGCATGTTCTTAAGGATACGAATGAAATCTACGATGCCATTCCTCTCTGCTGTTTTAATCAAATCAGTTTGAGTTGCATCACCACAGAACATAATCTTACTACTCTCACCAACACGGGTGATCATAGAGTCTAGTTCATGGAAGTTTAGATTCTGAAACTCGTCAACAATAATAATAACATTATCAAGAGTAGTTCCGCGAATAAAGGATGTACTCCAAAAACTGATTGTACCTTGTGCTTTGAGGTTAGCATAAAGCATTTCAAAAGCATTGTCATCAGGCATCTCAAACATATACTTTACCATATTCTTATATGGAATTTGATAAAGTGAGGACTTATCTTCATGGTCTCCTGGAAGAAAACCAATCTCTCTAGTAGGCACAAGCGACCTTACGATGTAGATTTTATCGTAGGGTGTGCTAGGGTCTAATACATCTAGAAGAGCATTGTATAGGGTGATAAAGGTCTTACCAGTGCCTGCACATCCATATGCGACAAGGTTTTGATTTCCCTTATACTCTTCAAAGAACCTTTTCTGATTCTCAGTAAGTGGTTCTATTTTTCTAATGTAATCAAGATTGATAGGTTTTTTCCTTTTCATTGTGCGATTACTCGTACCAAAGGGAACAGGGTTATCTTTCTTTTTTCTAACTGGCATATCAATCAAATAGGTTTTACTATAGATCCAGGAGCTTTAGATGCCTTACGAAGAACATCATTCCATCCAGGATGTGATTTTTTCAACTTATCGTAAACCTCACCAACCTCACCAACTCCAGGAAATGTGGAAGGATCTGAATAGTCGCGAGACCAATCTGGATTTTCCTCTCTCCACTGATCCCAGTCGTGAATACTCATCTTCACTTCTTTTTGTTCACCAGTTTCGCTGTTAACAACAGGATATGACGGCATAATCACCTCTTCAGTGTAATATTTAGACCCAATCTAGAGCAGCACCAATGATTGGAAACTGTTCACAGAAGATTCTTTTACAACCTTCAGCAATAATCATATGTTCTTTCTGAGTTCCATTAGAAGATCTCAAATCAATATAATGCATCCAAGATCGAAGTGATCCGCTCATGTAAAGTTTTGTCCCTACGGCGAGGGGAAGCACCATTCTTGCACATTCCTTTGCCACACCTCGTTCCAGCATCTGTTGATACAGCGCCATAGAAGAATCAAACAAAGTTTGCATCTGCATCTCAAGGTTCTGTCGAATAAAAGGATCAAGATCATCAGTAGAGTTCTGACGATTCTTTATATCCTGACGACGCAGATCAGGAAGTGAAATACTTTCACTTAGTAGAGATGAATCTGCATAACGTTGTGAAAATTCCTGAAATGTAAATGATCTATGACGAAGCACTTGAGCTGCGATTGCTCTGGAAGTTGAAATCTCAAGAGTCAGGAATGACTGTTCAAAAATACTCCAATGCTTATGTTTAATGCAATACTTAAGCAATCCTTCAAAGGAATCATTACCTTGATTGGATGGATTACTTACCCGCGCACAATAAGCAATATGTTTTTCAGCATCAGGCGTTACTGATACAAGTTTTACATCATTCATCTTTCTTAGTTTCTTTGCTGATCTTTTTTAAAGTTTTCGTACATAAGTTAATCAGGATATCCATCATCATCATACGATTCATCATAATCAAGGATGGGTGCTTGATATTTAGTATCATACTTGTAGGATTCAATATCAGAATAAACTTCAGACTCCAAAGCGTCAACTAAAAGTCTCAAATTTCTAACTATGAGTTTTAACTTTTCTCTTTCCATAAAAAATGGGAGGTTTCCCCCCCATCATAACACTATTCAATTGATTTGACAATCACTTGGTGTAAGTATGTCCACGATAGCAGAAAGTGCCGTGAGCCTCTTTAGACTCTACACAACGAGTATCATACTCAACACCACGATATGTGGTGTGGGCAATTCGTGCGTCGTGCAGTGCTGCCTGCTTTGCAATTTGCTTTTTGATTAGTGTGAGTGTGTTCATTTGTTTACTCCTGAAGTGGGTGAAAATTAACCTTATCTCGTTTCCGAGGATCCGTGTTTTCCCGTTCCTTCAGTCGTGTGCGTCCCAAATACATTCAGGATTTGACTCCTTCATGACCTCAACCAACTCAACTTTCAAAGCATCACCAAGGTTTTCGTTTTGCTGCATTCGCAAAATGATTGCATCAGTCTGCTGGCAGTTGAGGGTTGTGTAGAATAATAGTTCTAACATGGGATCAACGTTCCGTTGCTCGACTTACTTGCGTCCTTTAGCGTCTTTCTATGCTATGTGCATAGCGACTACCAACTGGATGAACGACAGGTCTATTATAGACCTCATACAATATTTAGTCAAGGGGGATGGTCAAAATCCCTCTTCCTTTGCTTCTTCAATCATTTTAGACACATAATCTTCCGTACCATCAATAGTTTTAATGGTAAACAGATTAGACTTCTGATACTTTTTAATCTTCTTATACTTTTTCATAAGAATACTAATTTCATCAGAAGACATATCAAAGTCTACATCAAATCCACTGCTCATTTCTTTTTGCTCGACTTAGGTTGTGATTGTGGTTGCTTAGGATCATTCCAAAGTTTTGGATTTACAGTTCCCGCAGTTTGTGTAATATCCAACAGTCCTTTCTTATACTGATCATAATAATGATCAAAGATAGATACTTTTTTTGAGCAGATTACAATATCATATTTGATTTCTTCTTTATCACTATACTTAACAAGAAAAGCATTGTTAGGTAGCAACTTATCTTCTGCTAAAGTTGGATCACAATTAGTCTCATAAATCTTCAAGACCTACCTCCCCATTGGATGTCTGGGAATGCAGTTTCAACAGCACCTTTTGTAAGTTTATACTTAGATTGAAGCCCTTTATCCTTTACAAGGCAAAGCAAATCTGCTTCTGCAGGATGAAGACCTTCAAGAATCTGAATGAACATAGACTCTCTACGAGTCTTGGAGAGGTTTGGATTACCTCCCTGTACAAAATGATAAAGATTCCTATATTCCTTCCTCAAAGAGGTGTGATCTGTACCGATAGGGACATCATTCTTCTCATACGGTACATCTCCTTCAGGTAAAAGAGAAACAACAGTGTCGTCAAAGTTCCAAATAAGAAGTGATTTAAGTGCATCACTTGAAAACTCTTTCAATGCTTCCACTTTCTTAGTTACTGATCTCTGCTTACTAACATGATCAAGAATCTCATGCATAAATGGGTTGGGCGGAAGTTGTGATTTAGTCATAGTATTTCAAATCAGTTTGGGTTATTTATTCTTCCCCTTCAGAATAATCTTCAAGGGTGTTTTCAAATCTTACAGCAAGAATGTCATCTGGCAAAATTTGACCATGTTCATCGAACATTTCAGGATGGGTAGGTATGAAAGTTGAGTTCCTTTCGATTACATATTCTTTAAGTAGGTATCCGATTACTCCTCCTACCAAAAGAAACATCACAGAAATTACAGTCGATAGCGTTAAAGTTACTGCTAACATTTTAGTCCTCCCCTTTTAGAGATTCTTTTGTTTTAATATCTAAACTAAAGTCTAGAAATAAATTAATCTCTTTCTTAAAAAAAGGAATAACTCTTCCAAACTTTATCTCAAAAGTTTTGGGCGCGTCTGGTTTTCTCCTTTTGTTTCTAAGTAGTAACTCTACACCTCGATTGAGATTTAGAGGTGGGTCACTGTTACGATTATTTATTGGTCTTTCGTTTCCTTCCTGGTCTTTTTTCTTGTTCATACTTCCATGCATCCTCAAGTATACCATAAAGATATTTTCTTATTTTTCGTGCTTCTGGTTTTCCAATATAACCATATCCTTCACGAAGTTGTTGATGCACTAGATCAGAACCTCCTTCAAGATATTCATCTAAATCTAATATCAAAAGATTAATTTCTTTTGCAGTAGAACTTTCAATAAACTCAGTTGCATCTCTCTTGGTAGCCTGAATACTTTTCAAATACTGGTACATGTTTATCACATATTTTCCTTGAAAAGCATGATCAATTGCGTGTTCTACAATATCATACAAGTCTACATTATCCATCAGACTAAATTATTTTCTCTGAGATATTTAACAGTTTCTTGACATCCCCCAAGTTTTTGTCCATTTGATAACACTTGAGGAAAGGTAGATCCTGCTCCAAACTCAGCATAAAACTCACTCTTCTTATAATCTCTATCAAGTTTATATTCAACGTAAGTAAGTTCGGCCAGGGTCAGAGCAGCAACTACTTTTGTACAAAAAGGACATCCATTTTTGGAGTAGACTGTAAATGAAGGGGTCATAATTTTATTTACTTTGAAGTACTATTTACCTGTGTATTATGATGAGGTTTGTGCTCTCTATCCATAGGTTGTGATTTAGTTAAGTCTCTACGAGAGTTATTACTGATGACAATAAAAGCATCTTTATTATACTTATGAGTTCCCTTGATGGGTGACCACTTGGTGCCATGCCCATCAATCCCATAGACTTGGGTGCCCCCAATCTCTACAACAATATCGTCATCATTGTCCCATCCAAGAGCAGTCATTGTCTCTGCAATTTTAGAAGCAAGCATATAAAATAGATTACTAAATTAAGTTTAGCAGCATTATTGTATCTTGTAAAGTTCCCCTCAACAATCAAACTTTGAGTTAGTATTATCAGACCATTCGTTAAAAGATGATTGACAATTGGGTGGTTCAGGATCCTCAATCCCCTTAATCTTTTTCCAGTTATTATACATGGCTTGCATATGCCATGACTGTGCCAGACTCTTTGGTCCGTTCTCTAGAAGATCGAGTTCCTTATTACTACTCGCAAACTTCTTATACTCTTCTCTCCACTCAGACATCCTTTAGTTCTCCTCCTTTACAGTTCCAATAACCCAAGACCTCATACCATGTGGTACATCTGAAATGATTTCTTGGGTCAATGCTACTGCATCTGGTGGAACAACTAAACAGAAACCAATACCTAGATTGAATACATTACGCATCTCCTCCTCAGTAATGTCTCCTGCTTCCTGTATCTTATTGAAGAGTTCTGGTCGTTCCCAAGCATCGTAGTCAACATCAACACTCATACCCTTTGCAAGACACCTAGGAAGGTTCTCAGGGATACCACCACCAGTGATGTGTGCCATACCAAGAATAGGAACTTCATCTAACAGGTGCTGAATAAGAGAAGCATAGATGGTAGTTGGTGTTAGCAACTCAGGCATTTCCTTGTAGTAGATATAATTTCTGTTAAGCAAATAGTTAACAAGAGTGTATCCATTACTGTGAAGACCACTACTCTCAATACCAATGACTACATCACCGGCAAACATAGTGCTGCCATCAACAATCTCATTCTTTTCTACAACACCGGTACAGAAACCTGCAAGGTCATAGTCATTTGTTCTAAAATGTTCGGCAGTTTCTCCACCTATCATTTCCATACCAGCAATCTTACAACCCTCAACAATACCATACACAATGTCACTTACATTATCATCAATGTTTTTGGTAGAGATGTAGTCTAGAAAATATAATGGTTTAGCACCAGAACATATAACATCATTGACACACATAGCAACAAGATCTTGACCGATAGTGGTGTAATCAAAAGCAATCCTACAAATATTAATTTTAGTTCCAACACCATCAGCACCAGAAACTAAGACAGGTTTTTCATATCCTGATGGAATCTCCATCATTCCATTAAACCCACCAATATTAGGTGATAATGTTTTGATATACTCTACTAATAATCGTCCCTTTTGAATGTCAACACCAGAAGTCTTATAATCCATCAGTCTCTTCCTAAACGAATGTATAATGTAATGAGTGATTGTGAGATTAGATCACACGAATATGTAAATCCAATCTTATCTTCCTTGTCCCAGTGTTCTCTTTGACTTTTAAGAATAGCAGAGAACTCTTTGATCTTAGCCCTCATCTCTTCTTTTGATAACTTATCCAATGATTTCTCCTTTGATAATACCGTCAAGGCGTTTTAGTTTCCATACAATGTACTCCATGGTGGGTACACACTGGGGATTCCACCCAGCAAAAGTAGAGTGTTCTCCACTTGGAATCTGCCAACAGGGAGCATCATCATTCTCAAGGTCTAATGATTCTCTATAAGCATCATCACCAAGTAGAACACATGCTCTCTCTGCTTGATTCAAACTACCGAAGCAAGCAAATCCATTCTTCTTAATCTCCTCAGGAATTTCGTGCTTCATTGAATAGCAAGTGGTTGTAGTCTATCTA